ATGCTGTCGCTCATCTGCGGCAGGTCGAGAAACAGCACCTCCGGCACACCGAAGGTCACCGGGCGGGCGACCGTGGCGGCGCGCGCGGCACCAGGTGGCAGATCATAGACCGCGCGGTCCTGACGCCGCACCTCGATGCTGCGCGCGCCTGCATCCCCGATCGAAATCAGCCGGAACTCGGTCAGCCGCCCGTCGTGGTCGAGATGGATCACGTCGCAGGGGTCGAGCGCCAGCCGCGAGGGCGGCAGTTTGAACACCGCACTTTCGCGCCCGGCCCAGGTCTCCATCAGGGCGCGGCGACAGCGACGCTCGGCTTCTTCGGGCGGCACCGCGAAGGCGAAGGATTCCGAGGCGATGCGGGCAGCGGTGACGGTGATGCGCTGCGCCTCGACGATGACCGCGTCGTAATCCTCGTCGGCGCGCGCCAACTGCCATTTCAAGGCCTGCGGCAGTTCGGTTTCCTGCGCGCGGGTTAGTTCCATCACATCGCCCGAGCCAGAGGCGGCAACCATGGCGTCGGGCGTGATCGTTGCGACGACGCCCTGTCCGCGCATCACGAAGCGGATCATGCCTTCGCTTTCGACCGCATCGAAGCCGAAGTGCTGGGCCAGCATGCTGACCGAGGCACGCGGGCTTTCCAGTGCGGTGATGACATAGCCCTCGACGGCACCCCAGAGGCCGGAGACGTCGATCAAAGTCTCCGCCAACCCGGCGCGCAAGCACAGACGGCGCACGAGGGCGGCGAGCGACACCGCCCCGAGCCGCCCGGTCAGCCAATGGCCAAGCCGCCAGTTCGGCCCGTCCGACCAGATGTCGCTGGCTTGTGGGAAGAACGGATAGGGCCGGGCGTCCCAGGTCCAGGCGGCGCAGTTGGCCACGTTGACCATCCGGGCGCTGTAGACCGTCGAGACCGGGTTGTTCGCTGTGGTGCCCCAGAACAGATAAGTCGCCTCGAGATAGGCGCGCTGGATGGCATCATCCCGCCAGCCCCGCGAGAAGTAGGGCACCTGGCTTTCCGACGACTTGGGATCGAAGAAGACGTTGGGCTGGTTGGTGCCCCGATCCACGGCGGGGCAGCCCAGTTCGGTGAACCAGATGGGTTTCGATTGCGGTAGCCACGCCGTGGCGGCCCCGCTTTCGACCCCGCCCGGGCGGTTGAAGTGCGGGTTGCTCCACCAGCCTTGCAGATCCTTGAAGCGGAACATCCACGGCTTGCTGTAACCGCCGTCGGTGATCGGGGTCCTTGTCTGGCTGTCGCGGTCAGCAGGGCTGGCATAGAACCAGTCGAAGCCTTCGCCGCCTGCGATGTTCGCTTGCAGATAGGCCCGGTCGTAGATCGCCGGGGCCGTGGCGGCGTCGGTATGGTCGAACCCGTCGCGCCAATCGGATACGACCATGTAGTTGTCGATGCCGATGAAGTCGATGTTGGCGTCCGACCAGAGCGGGTCGAGGTGGAAATACACATCGCCCGACCCGTCGCCGGGGTGGTGGCCGAAATATTCCGACCAGTCGGCGGCATAGCCGATCGTCGTGCCTGGCCCGAGAATGGTGCGCACATCCGCCGCCAGAGCCTTCAGCGCCGTGACGGTCGGATAGGTGCTGGCACCGCTGCGGATTGTGGTCAGGCCGATCATCTCGGAGCCGATCAGGAAGGCATCGACGCCACCCGCCGCCGCACAAAGATGGGCGTAATGCAGGATCATCCGGCGCAAGCCCCAATCCGTGCTGCCGGTCCATGTCACCGTGGTGCCCGACACCGCGAAGTTGGCAGGCGTGGCAGTGCCGAAGAAGGCCGCGACCTGCGCCGCCGCCGGGGCAGTCTTGTCAACCGACCCCGCGAACCCCGCCGCCGGTGAACAAGTGATCCGGCCCCGCCACGGCAATGTAGCTTGCCCGATACCGGCCGCGTTGTCGGAATACGGGTTCGGCAGGGTATTCCCCGGCGGCACGTCCATCATCAGGAACGGATAGAACGTCACCCGCAACCCGCGCGCCTTGATCGCCTGAACGGCCTGCACCACCGAGAAATCGGCCGGGGTGCCACCATAAACCGGCTTGCCCTCGATCTGACTGATCACTGGTGCGGCGGCTCGCGCCACGCCATTCACCGACCAGAGCGGCACCGTGGTCTTGGCTGCGACCTCCACCTTGGGCCGCACGGTGCAAACACCGGCGCGCAGATCGTCGCCGAACCACGCCACCACCAGGCTGACGCTGGCAACCGCCGGGGCCAGCGCCTCGAGCCGGTCGAGCGACACCGCCAGATCGGGCGTGTCGGCAATCGCGTTGACGTTCTCGGCCGAACTGGTGCCCGCATCGGTCTTGGTCACGACGTCGGTGGCATAGGCGAACTCGCCCGAGGCCGGGATCATCGTCACCGCCTGCACCAGCCCTTCAGCGGTGTCGGGATCGGGCAGCGGCGCGAACACCTCGAACGACAGTTGCGGCAGGCGGTTGCCAAAGGCGGTCAACGCAAGGTTCTCGAACACCACATAGGCGAGGCCGCGATAGGCCGGGGTGCTGGTGGCGCCCATCTTTGCCGCGATGAACGGATCAGGGCTTTGCGCCTCGGATCCGGAATACCAGCGCCAGGTGACCCCGGTCAGGTCCATCGGACTGCCATCGGCCCAGATGCGCCCGATGCCGGTAATGGGGCCTTCGGTCAGCCCGACCGCGAAAGAGGCCGAATAGAGGTATTCGGTCGTGGTGACCGTCGGCCCTCCACCCTTGCCGCCTGAACTGGAGGTGTTCACATCTTCAACGAAGTCGGTGGCCCAGATGATGTTGCCGCCAAGCCGCATCCGACCGTAGAGGCGCGGGATCACCGTGCCTTCGGTGGCGGCGGTAATGCGCAGGCTGTCGAGCCGTGCGCCCTCGATGCGCTGGCCCGGCGACAGCGAGGCCACCAGCGCGGAATCGATCACCGATCCGATGGAGGATCCGATCATACCACCGATGGCGGCCCCGGACAGGCCGAGAATGGTGCCGCCGAACCCGGCCCCGAGGGCAGAGCCGACCGCACCCAGAACGAGGGAGGCCATGGGTCAGGTCTTTCCAGAAAAGGGAATAAGCGCCGGAAACCGGAAGGCAAAGGCGATCTTGCGCGCCCATGTTGTGGTCAGCGCCTCTTCGATCACGCCCAGCCGGTCATAGGCGTGGATGAAGCGGTCGGGCGCGGTTAGGATGCCGACATGCTTGGCAATCGCACGCGGGGCCATGCGGAACAGGACCAGCGCGCCGGGGCCGATCTGGGCCACGGGGATCTCGATGAGCATGGCCCGCGCGCCCACCGCCAAAACTTCGTGCGCTCCGGTCTCGCCCCAATCGCGGCTGTAGGGCGGTATCGCTTGCGGCTCGGCACCGACCACATCGCGCCAGACGCCGCGCGCGAGGCCAAGGCAATCGCAGCCAACCCCACGCAGGCTGGCCTGATCATGGTAGGGCGTGCCAAGCCACGCGCGGGCCGCCGCGATCACAGCCCCCGGGTCGGCAGGGCTCACAGCACCACCCCTTGGTTCACATCGCCATTCGAGGCGTAGCGCAGCACTGCATCCTGCCCCGGAATGTTAGGAAACCCCCGAAAGTTCACCGCATTGGTAAATCGGTCGCGGCAGGTTTCCAGCCGCTTGTCGCAACCGGCCCGGATGACAAAGCCATCGCCCACGCCCAGCGCCCGCACTGGGGCTTCCAGCAAGGTGATGGTGACGCCGGTGTCTGCGACCTCGTGCATCATCACCTCGGCCCGCCGCCCGACCGATCCGCCGCTGGTCCACTTAACGGTGCCAGACGCGAACCAGCCGGTCGCAAATGCCCCGAGACCGGAGGCGACAAATCCCCGGTCGCGGATCGTCGCAAGAACCATTCCGCTGCCCTTGAAGGCGGCCGCTTCCAGATCGACGCCGCAGCGCGCATCGCCCAACGCGGCATCGCAACTGGCCTGATAGGCGCGGCCGACCGTCTGGTTCAGTACATGGGCAAGGCTGCGCACTTCGGCGACAAAGGCCATGCGGCCACGCCGGATCTGACCCACCGCGCCAAGCCGCATCAGCACCCGCTGGCTGGTGTCGGCCCAGTTCACCCGCCACAGCTCGACCTGTGCGGCATCCCAGCGCCCGTCGATGATGTCGGTCTCGGTGATGCGATCCGAGGTCAGCACACCCTCCGCATCCTGCGCATCGACAGAGAGGTCAGAACCGGAGCGGATTTCCGAGGCGGCAAACCCGCTTTCCGGCTCGAAACCCGTGCCGTCAAAGGTCAGCACAGCGTCATGATCGGTGAAACCAAGGGTCACGCCATCGACGCGAATGATCCGCCAGCACCAGGACAGTGTGGTGGTGCCGTCGTCGAGATGGGCTTGCAGCGCAGGGGAAAGCGACTTCATCGCCGGATCTCCAGAAGGGGGATGGAGGTGATCGACCCCAGCCGTTCGATGTCGAGGGTGACGTCGAGCATGTCGGTGTCAAAGCGCACCGGCACATCGAACTCGAACCCGGCGCGGACGATGACGCCGTTGCCGGGCGCGGCGGTGAAAGTAACGAAGCCGGTGGTCGTATCCAACGTCCAGCCGGTCAGCTGTTCCACAGTGCCGAGTGCGACGCGGACCGTGCCCGCCACCGGTTTGACGATGGCGCGGGTCCAGGACTGCGCGCCTGAGGTATACTGTTTGACCAGCTGGAACGTCGTCAGGCCGCCAGTGCCGGTGCCGATCTGCTGGTCGGTCGGCGTGATGGCCAGCGACGGCAAGCTGGATTTGTAATCCGCCCAGTCCTTATAGCGGAACCCGTGAAGGCGACCGTTGCGGGCCTCGAAGAACGCGACGACCGCCGCCAGATCGTCGGAGCGGCGGATGCCGTAAGCCACGTCATAGCGGCGGCGGCTGTTGGCCCAACTGGCGTTGCGCTCTTCGTCGCCCGATGCCAGTTCGACAATCTGCGTGCGGCGTTCCGGCCCGCCCCGCGCGCCCCTGCTGATGTTGTCAGGGAAGCGCACCTCATGAAACGCCATCACATACCCCTCCGGCCCATCGATACGGCGCGCGCAATGTCCGATGCGACCTGCGTGCGCGATTGGCGGAAGCTTTCGGCGTCGCGCGCCATGATGGTGACGTTGACGGCAGGCGCAGAGGCTTGCCCCTGTCCGTAACCCGCGGCATCGCGGCGCGACAACACCCGCTCACCGCGTTGCAAGATCGCAGGCACCTCGTCCGGCTTAAGCCCCGCCCAGCCCCCCGAATGCATGCGCGGCGCTCCGGCGAAGGCCAAGGCCGGGACCGCGCGCCCGGTTCCTGCCGACCCAACGGTGCCGCCGGAATGCAGGATATCGGCGAAGATGCCACCCGCGCCGGTCAGCGCGCCGGAGAGCGCGTTGGCGATGGGACCGAGAATGAAGGTCCGTGCCGCCAGCTTGGCCAGATCGGCGATCATCGACGTGACCAGATCGCGGAAGTCCAGCTTGCCGGTTTTCACGAACTCGGCGACGGCGTTTTCGGCAGAGGTAAAGGCCCCGACCAGCGTCTGTCCGATATCGCCACCGATATCGCGGGCTTTCACCGCATAATCCGCAAGGGTCGCAATGGCGGCTTCCCATCCGCTCTTGGCCACTTCGGCACCCGATGCCGCTGCGGCCCCCGCGCCACCAGCGGCCCGGCCTGCCTCAGTGATCGACTCGTCCAGACGGTTGGCGGCGTCTGCGGCCCCGTCCAGCGCGACCTCGCCTTCGGTTCCGGCCCCGGCGACAGCATCCTTCAGCGCCTGCCAGCTTTGCATCGGTCGTGCGGCTGCATCTGCGAGCATGCCGGAGGCTTCACGATAGGCCTCGGCTCGGGCTGTCGCCTCTTCGGCCATGCCGGTGAGGCCAAGGTCGGGCGTGGTGACATAGGTTTGCGCCATCGCTGCCGAAAAGGCTTCAGCGGCAGCGGTTCCGGCCGCAGCGGCAGACCCTGCAAACGGGTTATCGATCCGGCCCAGCGCCACGGGATCCAGCGTCCCGATCTGGGCCCCGCCTTCGCCGACGGCCCAATCGGGCAGAAGGTCGAGTGCCGCGTTCAAGCCGTTGATGAAGTTGTTGATCCGGGTGACCACGCCGTTCAGCATGGCTTCCACCCCGCCGATAAGCCCGTTGGCGGCCTGGAAGGCGAAGTCGCCAATCGTGGAGGGTAGCTGACCCCAGATCGCTTTCACCGCATCATACGCACCCTTGAAGATGCCCGCTGCCGAGTTGCCAAAGCTTGTCACCGCCTCCACCGAGGACTGCATCGCGCCATAGATCGTGGCCTGCAGCCCGGCCCAGTTGGCCTCGATCTTCGACCAGGCAGACGCGGCCCCAAGGCCGATGCGGTCCCAGACCTCGAGAGCCAGATCCTTCAGCAGGCCAATCGCAGCCCCGAACCCGCCCGCGCCTGCGACCAGCCGGGTGAACTGGAATACCAATTCGCCAGCCCCGACGATCAACGCGCCGATGCCGGTGCGGATCAGCGCACCGCGCAGGATGACGAGGCCGGTGGCCAGTCCGCGCACCGACAGGCCTGCCGTCGCCAATCCCGCAACCCAGCGCCCGGCCATAAGAGCGGCGAAAGTGGCAGCATAGGTGGTCAGTCGGCCGATGTTATCGAAGAGCGCGTTGATCGCGATGCCAATCGGCCCGGTGCTGCGCGCCATGTCGGCCAGCGTGTTCGCCACCATCTCCAGCGCAGGCGCGACGGCGGCGGTCAGCCGGTTGGTCAGGCCAAGCCAGATCAGGCTCAACTTGGCGATGGCATCACCGGTGCGTTCGATCTGGGCAGCATCGCTGGCGCTGACCGCCACCCCGAAATCGCGCACATCCTGCGCCGCCTC